TCCAAACTTGTCTTCATTATCCGAAGAAAGGTTCATGTCACGGTAACTAGGATATCTCATCTCAAGCGAGATCTCATTCGTCAATTCAATTACATTACTCTCTGTCGTGCGCTCCGAACAATTGACGTCGCTGAGTGGTACAACCACCTCATTCTTCTCATCACAAGACTGGCACTTGATCAGGATGTCGGAGTTCTCGCCCGTCGACTTAGACCTAAGTTGTAGGAACATGTACTCTAAATCAAATGTGCATAGGCGCGTCACGTCAATTGAATCGTCAATACATGCCGCAACAGTATTCTCGATTGCTCGGATGATTTCATTCTCATCCTTAGACTCTGCCGCCATGAGCAGAACCTTTTCTTCTTTGACCAAGTACGGTCTGTAATTTACTTTCTTTCCGTTCGATGGTACTGTCATGGTGTATTCAGGTTTATCATTTAGCAATGGCAAAGACATTATTTAAAACTCCAATTAATTTAAAATATCATAAATTTTGTTGCTGACCGCGTTTCCTACATTGGTAGAGATACTCGCACCACCTTCGATTGAGACAGAAGGTTTCTCGCCGACTGGTAAACCGACCCAATTGCGGTAAGAGAACTCTATATTTATCTCGCTCATTTCTCCCTTGGCGTCGTCGTTTAAGGTCTCGTGCTGAACGGTTATCGGGAAAGCATCAATAAATTTCCACTCGTATGTTCTTACACCAGAAGCTTCTAGGTCTAGGTTCACTTCTAAATCGACGTTCAATGGACCGAGGGAAACAGACTTGCCGCGATTAAACACCGGAAACGACTGTCCCTTCTTCCACTGATATACTGAGATGTCGAATGTATATTCATCCGGAAACGCAACCGAGTAATTTCCCTCTTCACTGAAAGAAGGGTCATTGTTGCGAATGATGCTTTGCTGCCACGACTCGAAATAGTTACGAACCCTTTGATCATTCAGCACTCTGAATGTTACATTCAGTGTTGGATTAACGAAACCATATGCAACATCTCGTTTTTCCATTCCAACCAAACGCTCAACTGAAGATAACTGCCTCGCTGGTAGTGTGATCGTTTTCGCCAGCAGTGTAAGGTTTTGCGGGCGCTCAATCGTACCATATGAACCCTGAGCGATGCCTGCAGGTAATATAATCGAATAGAGGTTTGTATTTGCGAACCCACCACCGTTAGATATTGAAGATTTAAAATCTTCGATTGTTGGGATTGCCATTAGATCTTACTCCTAGAATCTTTGTATACCTGACTTCGGTTCCCACCTTTCCATTGAGCACTAGGCAGAAAAACAGCGATCTCCCATTCTGCAGGCGGAACATATGACAAGCGTCCTTCTACTTGAGATGACAGATAATGTTTGAAGCACGGTTTAAAGTATCTCAACTTCGAAGACGATTGCAAGTAATTGTATGTGAGACGAAATCTCGTTGTCTCGTCGAATTTGTTATTCGTTGTCTTATCCATTAATCCGTCCAAGAATTTAGCACGAAGTGCGATCGGAAGATAATGGACGTTCAATCCGTAGAATCCTTTTTTCGCTGGACCCATGTTAATAATCAATGGGAAAGCATCATAATACGGTAATGTATCTTTTCCTTTCGCGTCGTAGAAAAACATATACATGTCGCCGATACCTTGTTTCTTTCTTAGTGGGGCGACGCTTCTTTTTATGAGAGGATCTTCGCGCAACAACGCTTGTCTGTTGAGCGCTTTCATGTTATATAACTTTTTGCGGAACCATGCACGAGATTCTTTCGTGCGCGGAGTAATACCGGCACGGAATGCTTCCAGTTCTACTTTCTGAAACAGATTAGACATCTTGAACCCTTAGTGTTTATCCCTTCTATTTATTCTTCTTTTTCGTAAAAGGTTTCATTGGTTTCAAAGGTTTTGTTGATTTAGGTAAAATACCCATCTTTTCTAATTCTTTTTCGGTCCAGATTTGGAAATCCCATCCACGGTCGGCAGCATACTCTGCTGCTGCTTCCCACTTATTCTGATTCTTGATGTAGGTCAATCCCTCATTAATGTATCGTTTAGTTCTTCTTTGACCGGTTGGCGGTTTGGTTTGGTGGAATGGTTTGATCTCGACGAGAACCGTCTTACCACTCTCGAGTACAATCTTCAAGTCCATATAGTAACGGTGGTATTTTTTATCCACCTCGTAGTAGTATGGAATGACCACTTCTTCGCTCGACCACGACTTGATTGACGAGTTTTCATCACACCAACGGAAGGCATTTCGTTCCCACAAAGAGCGATAAATAACATTGCTATAATCGCCACTATACTTCTTTGGGTTCTTTACTTTATATTTTCCTTTATAGGTCGGCATATGTACTATAAATAAACTTAGAATTTATTTTATTTAGAGGAATCAAAATCGTGACAACCGCATACGGACAAGTTGGCGATAAGGTAACTAGAGAAGATTTAATAACTGCAGCGCAGGGCGGGAAAAAGATCGCCAGTAAATCAACTCCAGAAAATAAAGAAGATGCGACCGAAAAGGTCGACCAAGCACCACCGATTTTTAAATGGCCGGAGTCTCTCTCGACGGATACTCACCCAGTTACGGTTATGTTTTCTGCATACAAAATAGATCCGATCGCTCAGACAGAGATCGCTCAAAATCTATCCAAATTATCGCAGAAGGTACGTGAAACATTTTCTAGTCCAGAAGAAAAATCTGAGTCGGAGACCGTCTCCGAAGAAAAGGAAGAGGGAAAGGAAGAAAAAGGACTCCTTGGTACTGCTTGGGATACAGCAAAGTCTTTGAAGACTGCAGGCAAATTGAACTCTTACGAAAACTTTACAAAGGGCGACAAGGTTGGTAGCGTACAACTTCCGCTTCAACAAGGCATAACAATCAACGATGGTGTCTCATATACTGCCGCCAATACAAACTTTGGTGCTGGTCTTATTAAAGCAGCAACAAGCGACCAAGGCGACAAAATCAACGGTGTAACAAACAAACTAATTTCTCAATTGGCAGTAAAGGGTGCGGGGACGGCAGCAGCAGGTCTCGCCGGTGGACTAATTGCTGGTGGTGCGGGTGCTCTTGTAGCAGGTGCGGCAGGTGGCGACATCTTCGAGAATATCTCTAATGCGACTAAAGAAGCATCTCGCGTAACCTCGAATCCAAACACTAGAACTTTGTTTGAAGCAGTCGATATGAGATCATTTCAGTTCACTTTCAAGTTGATCGCCAAGAGCGAGAACGAAGCGAAACAGATTAAAGATATTGTAAAGTTTTTTAGAAGGGAAGTATATCCTGAAGCAATCAATGTCGATGGCGTTCCATTCGCTTACGAGTTTCCAAACATATTTGATATCAAGGTAAGAGATAGATCTGGGCAAAACAATCCAGGATTTGATTTCCAAAGATGTTATCTCCAATCCGTCGCAACAAACTTTAACCAGACAGCGGCAGGAAGTATGTACGCGGGAAAGGATAGAGACTACTTTATCGAAGTAGATGTCGCGTTATCGTTCACTGAATTCGCGACTATGGATAAAGCGAAGGTAAGAGACAAAGGACTATAAGCATGTCAAAGTATTTTACAAATTTTCCAACCGTTCCATACCTCTTTGGCGACGAAGAACAACCAGTTCAATTTCAGAAACTTTCAAAATATGTTGATACGATCGACTCATTCCGTGAGTTGTCTTCGACATATATTGAATATGAGATTCGGGATTTCGAAAGACCGGATACGCTGGCATATGCGTTGTATGGCAAACCTGAATATGAGTGGACGTTCTTCTTAATGAACGAAAGACTGCGTGAAGTCGGTTGGCCAATGGCGGCATATGAATTGCAAGTTGCTGCCAAAAACAGGTATTTTAAAAACTATGTCGTTAAACTTGATGTCAGTAACGCTCAAGAATTGGCAGCATATGCGAACATCTATAATGTCGGGCAGTCCGTAACATTTGATCTTGCGCCAAGTGCAATATCGACGCAAGGCGGGTTTCAAATCATAACCCAATCCAATCAAAGGATTTCAACCCAACAAAGCAGAGATGAGGGTCAAGGAATAGTAATTCGAAAAGACCTCGATACCGGAGAACTCACAGTAGTAACGAACTCAGATATCAACCCAACCGGATCGGTTAGGATAGCATACGCTGATGGTTCAAATGAGGTTGCTGTATTGAATACAGTTTATGAATATGAAGGCACACACCACTACGAAAACGCAGAGGGAGAGTGGGTAAACATATTCCTTGATCCGCTGGATGTAATCTTAAATGCTGTTCCAGTAACCAACCTCGAGTATCTCACAAGTCAGAACGACGAAGCAAGGACTATTAGGGTTATTCGGAAAGATAGCATAGAATCAGTTGTGGGTGAGTTTAAGCGTCTGCTGGAAGCATCTTAATGAAGGTCAATACATCATTCACAGTCATTCGTGCTGAAGTCATTCTTACATCTTCGGAGACTCCCGTACAGAGGATCGATATTCGTAACAACGTCGTCGAAGTAAAGTTTTATGAAAATCTCATGAAACCGTATGTTGACGCGAGGATTAAAATGCTCGACGATTTCGGGTTTCGAAGTATGCTATCATTACAAGGCACCGAACGAATCGTGATCACTGTTGGTTCTAGTGAAAATTTAATGGAACCGTTATTCGAAAAGGTTTTCTTTATCTCTAATGTCATAGACGCCAAGAAGGTAAACGAGCGCTCCGAAGCACTATCGCTTGAACTGGTAGAAGAACATGTCTATGTGAATTCTGTAAAGCAGATCAGCAGATCTTTCACAAAGAACATAGAAGGAATCGTAACGGATATTTGTCAAGGCGACCTCGGAAAAAAAGTGGTTAAGGGTTTCTTTCAGGGTTCGGCACAAGGTGTGCGAAAGGTTATCGTTCCATATCTGAGACCTCTCGAAGCGACCAATTGGTTGATGAACAGAGCAACAACTAAGACTGGGAGTCCGCTCTTTCTTTCGGGTGATCTGTACAGTGATAAATTATATTTGTCTGACCTCGATACCCTTATGGCGCAAGAGGTGATCAACGAAGAACTTCCATATCGTTTTAGTACAGCGACCAAGTCCGCAGAACCGGATAAAGTTATGCTTGGTCCGTACTATGATATAACAGCATATGAAGAAACCGGCACAGATAACTCAATGAGTTTATTCGAACTCGGGGCGATAGGATCTTTTCATTCCAGCATCGACGCGGGAACCGGTCTATCGTCAAGCAGTCACTTGTCTGTCCGTGATATCCTTACTGAACTGAAGTTGGCAGGAACCATAGACGAATATACCACACAATCTGTGTTCGATCCATCATTAATGATTGACGGAAAGGTCTCGGATCAGTATAATTCTAAACATATTCACCAAGTAACATCTTCAAACACATACAATCAGTTTCAAAGTTATCATGATGAAGCAACTTTGCTCGATCAGAATAACGACATCTTTGAGTCAAAATTGAAGATGAAAAATAAAATTATCCGGCATATCTTAAAGAAGAATGTTATTGATGTTGGGTTAGATGGAATCTCTCTATTTAAAGGAAAGGTGAGTGTTGGTCGAAGGGTTAGGATTTTATTCTTGAATGCAAACACTAGTGCTGATACAGAAAATGCAGCAGAGCAGATAGATAAAAAGAAATCTGGAGATTACTTAATCCTTGCAACCAGTCATCATCTAGTTCAAGAAAATCATTTTGCATCGATGCGAGTCGCCAAACTTGGCGATCTACCTAAGAACTTTAAACTATGAATATTTTAAGACCAATACAAAAAGATTTTTACGGTGACGATTATAGATGGTTCTTCGGTACTGTTGTCAACGCACATCCACCTGCTGGTCTAGAGGGAAGGATAAAGGTACGGATCAACGGTGTACACAGTCCATCGACCGGAGATATACCGGAGCGCGACCTACCGTGGGCACAGGTTCTTGTTCCGACTACTGAAGGCGGATCCTCGGGCATCGGACGCATACCCCAGATTGTTGCGGGATCGTTTGTATTTGGTGTGTTCCTTGACGGTGTAACATCGCAGATACCACTGATTATTGGCAGTCTTCCAAGGGTTGAATTGCCCACTTCGAATCAAACGAAGCGTACCGGTTCTGGTGAGAATTCATACGACTACAAAACAATTCGTTACCAGAATGTTGTTTCGGAATCATTTAAAGACGACGGTGTATATGATGCGAGTCTATCCCTAAGACGTCTGCAGTCCATGAAGTTCTTTATTGATAATGGATATCCGCTTATTCAGGCAGCATCTATTACTGGTGCTTTGATTGGCGCGAGTTCTTTGGTAACATTTCAGGAAAATAAAAGTAGTGTGACGGGTATTGCTAATTGGGCGAAGGAATCGACTGTCGGAAGTCGATACAGCGGGTTGCTTAGATTTGCGTCGAATTACACTCCTGCTTCGGATTGGAGATTATTTTCTATTCAACTGCAGTATATCTTGTTTGAATTGAGGAACAGATATAACCTGACCAACAGCAAACTATTAGCGGCGACAAATATTAAAGATGCTAGCGCCATAATAAATAGAGAGTATTTGAATACAGATAAGAATACAGATAATTACGCGCAAGTTGCATATGATGAGGTGATATCTTAATGAGCGTTGCAAAGGGGCAAGGTGGTCTACAATCCAAAGTCGAGACTCTCAAAGAATCTGTTAAGGGCGCAGTTTCTTCAGTCGATACCAAACAGATTGATAAACTCGGAGAAACAACTAAAGCAGATATCTCTAACTCCCTTGAGTCGATATCGGGTAATATTGCGGGACAAGTCGAAGGCGGTATCCAATCTCTAACGCAAGAAGTTGATGGGTTTAAAGACGACTTGACTGCTCTATCGACTAAAGAAGGATTGCTAGATGCTGGTGCACAGAGTCTAGAAAATCTTAAAAGCGATATTGTTACCGGTGCAGCGGCGGCATTATCGAGCAAGTTGGGTGCCACAGTATCAATCGAATATACTGAACCCGATTCTAATGGTGTTGTCTTCCCTATCCAGACCTCTCTCGCAGAGCAAGGTGGACTAGACGGAACGATTGCTGCTATACTTAAATTGATTACTGGACTTGGTGCTATCGATGCTGGTGCGCTACAGGCGGCGGTGGTCGACGGTAATCCTGCAGGATTGATGGACGCGGCAAACAACCTCAAAGGTAAAATCGGTGCATTCGATGCGTCTTCGATAAACTCGCTGGCAGCAACAGCGATGGATACAATTACCGGTGAACTTGTAAACTCGGTTATCCCGAAAGATATTAATAGAACAATATCGTTCGTTTCTTCTATCGACTCGGATGGCGGTCTGACCGAAACTGGTTTGAACATAGTTAAGGATACAATTACAAGCAGTGGTCCGAGCGCAGACTCAGAATTTAACAATGCAATCAATACTATTAATGCTTCGAAGACAGATTTACAGAATCTAGTAACAAAGGCGAAAGAAACTAAGAAGAATATCGAAGGTCTCAGGTCAGATCTTGAGAATCTTTCGGGCGGTAAAGATCCCGTTGCTGTTGAGCAATCAACCGAGAATGCTTCGCTGAATCGACAGAGATACTCCAAAGAAGTTGATATTTCAAACTCCTTGGTGCAGTCTAGGATTGCCAAAGACGGTAAGACCGGAATCATACAATCCTTGAGTGCGGAGACACTTACTGATATCAAGAAACAAGTCAAAGATTTCGCCCCTTCATTGAGTCCTGCGGAGATACAGAATGTGATTTCTTTGTCACAAGGTGATTCTATCGACAAGGATGAGGCGGCGAACATATTATATAAGAGAACAGGCAAACCATTTCCTGTCATCAAAAACTTCTTAAATACTATTGATACGACGATATCTTCTGCTACGCGGGAACCACCTTCGGAGTTTGTTTTCGCGGAACCTTATATTATCGGTTCGTATGAAAAGGATTGGAAACAAGGAAAGGGTAATCCAATATTTCCTTATATCTCCTCGACCGAAGAACTTCAGGCAGAACTCAAAAATATTTCTCGGGAAGTCACGGAAATTGTGGTGCACTGGACAGAAACGACCACTAATAAAAATATCGGTAGCGAGGAAATTAACTCGTATCACCTCGCATCAGATCTAGATGGAATTGGTTACCACTATGTTATAAGAAGAGACGGTTCTCTTCAGCGTGGTCGTCCTGTGAATATAGAAGGGCAACATTCCCCGCTAAATAATCATAATACGGGAAGCATCGGTGTTGTGTTTGTTGGTGGTATTAATGTTCCATCCGGAACGCCAAATCCAGAAAATTTTGTTTCTGTTCAATCGTTGACTCGGAGTCAGTTCAATACCTTCGATCATTTATGTCGTGCTTTCTATGGTACATATGCAGGCGGGCAGATAGTTGGACACAACGACATCGACCCAAACGAAGATGATCCTGGATTTGATGTGAGAGAATATGTGTTGGCGAACTTCGGCAAGAGCTCTTTATTTACTGATCCTGCTAATCAATCACCATTTACTGTTGATGAAATAAACAATGACGAATAAAACAGACAACTATTACACAAGGTTAGAGCGTTTCGACTCTTCAAGAGAAATAACAGAGGGTGTTACGCTTGATGGATTTAATGATCCGACCGGCGAATTTCCTTCACGCGAATACTTTTATGGTACGAGTGTTAATAAGGCAGCAAAGGGAGAGGCGGTCAACAACCTAAGTTTAGGTGGTGGAGACTTTGGTGTATCGTTAGATATTCCTGATCAAAAACCTTCGGTCTTTCCGCACAATCAGGTTCAACAAACTGCCTCCGGACATTCATTCGAGATGGATGATACTCCAGGTGGAGAGCGAGTGCTTGTTAAGCATCGTACCGGTGCTGGAATAGAATTAAGAGCAGACGGCACGGTTGTAATATCCTCTCGCAACCAGCGTGTCGAGGTTACTGGAGGCGACCACACAACGATAGTTGAAGGTGAAGGTACGCTAATATACAAAGGTAATCTTACTCTGGACGTGTCTGGAGACCTTAACATGAATGTCGGCGGCAACTATAACTTAAATGTTGCGGGAGATAAGAAAGAAGAAATAAAAGGTCGGCACACTAAGACGGTGAATCTTGATCAAAACTATACAATTCGCGGTGCACGTGGTGCTAAGGTGCTCGGAAATAACACAGAAACATTGTTAGAAGACCATCACCAGATTGTTGCCGGAAATTCAAACCAATTGGTGCAGGGCAATACTGAAATTTTAGCGGGTGGTAATCTAACCACCACAGCAGTAAATGAGTGGGTTGTTGCAGCGTCGACGACTAGTCTTGCGGCAAGACATATTAGTATGATCGGGCATAAAGGGACTATTGGTGGACCGCTCATCGACTATTACGGTAAGACATACGGTGGATTTCCAGGCGGGGTCACCAATATATCAACATTCTATGGTTCGCTCGTCGGTAAGGCAGCAGAAGCAATACACTCTGATTATGCTATGTTTGCATCACAGGCAGGGTTCGCGACCGGAGCAGGGCAAGCACTTACTGCGGTAACGGCGAAAGATAGCAAGCCAGGGAAACCACCAGTAATTACGCCACCAAAACCAGGAATTATGCCGTTTATTCCGATACCTGCAACAGCACCGATACCGAACCCTGCGGTCGTTGAGATGCAATTATCTTCTTCTACCTATGGAGTGAGGAATGTATCGGTCGATCCTAAACTTAAAGACAAACTGAGCAAGTCCGACGAATACCAAGAACTGTTTGATCACGATCCTTCGATACATGAGATTCGATCGAAGTTAAGGGATCCTGCCAATCTGAATAATTCAGAGTTTACAAGTTATCTCGTGGCGCAAGGTAAATTGAATAAGCAGTTCAAAAAGAATATCCCTAAGAATATCGGACGGTCTGCGGGTAAGAAAGGAACTGTTAGATTCGGAACTAATATCCTTGGGAATAATCCGATTGATAATAGAAGCAAGCGATTTAAGGTAGATAGAAAATGAAGATTCTAGTTGATCCCGAATATAATCCGGAACTAAATGGCAAGGTAACTTCCT